GGTCAGATTTACGGCGCACGTGCCGACCTGATTATCTTAGATGACTGTATAACTACCTCTAACGCTCACGAGCATGAGAAGCAGATTAACTGGCTGCAAAAGGAAGTTATTACCCGTCTGGGCAAGAACGGTAAGTTACTGGTGGTAGGAACCCGTATCGCCCCATCTGATTTTTATAAAGAACTCCGCGACCCTAAGCATTGGTCTGGTGGCAAGTCACCTTTCACATACATGGGTATGCCAGCAGTTCTTGACTATAGCGATAAGCCAGAAGACTGGACAACTCTCTGGCCTGCAAGTGATACACCCTGGGACGGGGATGAAGATACCCCACCTGATGAAGAAGGGTTATACCCTAAGTGGGATGGCGAAACGCTTTTCAAGCGTAGAAGCGAAGTAACCCCAGCAACATGGGCGCTTGTTTATCAACAAGAAGATGTAACTGAAGACTCTATCTTTCCACCTGAACTGGTGCAAGGTTCTATCAATGGCATGCGTAAGCGTGGTCCATTAAAGCCAGGTGCAACGGGACATCCACCTCAGGTTGAGGGTTACACTATTGTGGGCTTTGACCCTGCTATGGCGGGTAATGCTGCATTTGTGGCTATCACCTATAACAGGACCGATGGAAAGATTTATGTTCTAGAGTGTTTGAACATGCCAGACCCTACGCCACAAAAGATTAGGCAAGCCATTGAAGATTTTACACTTCGGTACAGACCGCAAGAGTTCCGCGTTGAAATCAACGCCCACCAAAAAGCCTACTCCCTTGATGAAGAACTACGAACATGGCTCTCTTCACACGGCGTACGGCTTAATTCTCACTTTACAGGCAAGAACAAATGGGACACAAACTTCGGTGTGGCATCAATGTCAACACTCTTTGGCACTACTCGTGAAGGCAAGTTCCAAAAGAACAACATTATAGAATTACCTAGTACTGAAAACTCAGAAGGTATGAAGGCGTTAGTCCAACAGTTAATTACCTGGAAGCCTGACACCAGAGGTAAGACAGATACTGTTATGGCTTTATGGTTTGCGGTTATCCGTGCCCGTGAGTTCATGCAGCAAAATAGCAATATCGCAAGGTATGCCAACAACCGTTGGGCTACTAGAGCGCAGCAACACAAACGTACCTCAATTAACTTAGATGATGCCGCATCTGAAATGTGGAATCACCAATACGGATAAGGAAAAAATAAATGGCAACTAAAGCACAAAAAGTATTAAAGACAGAATACATGAAAAGCACAGGCATGAACCCTACACTAGCGGCAACAAAATATGTTGTTAATGGACTTAAAGACCTTAATTTGTCACCTCAAGAAAAGCAAGCAATGAAGCAAAAGTTAATTCCAATAGTAGCAAATCGTATTAAAAATGACCGCGGTCGCACAAAGGGTCGTGCTGTAGGAATCGTAATGCGCGAAGAAAAGGCTCGTCTTAAGAAGGCAGCAGAAAGTATTTAATTAATTTTTAATCAACCGTTAGGACAATAATGCTTTCGATAGAACAGATTTCAGCACGCGTTGCATCCCTTAAGGACCGCGCTGCAGAGCGTGATGCACGCCAGCAAGATGTTCTTGCTGTCCGCAAAGGACAGATAGCAAGTGTTTACCCAGATTTTTTTCCACAGGGTGTTGATGCTAACGTAGTAGCAAACTTTATTGACATTGTGGCCCGTGACCTTTCTGAGGTCATGGCTCCACTACCATCTGTCAATTGTTCTGCTGCTAACCAAGCCAACGACCGTGCTCGTAAGTTTGCAGATACACGCACTCGTATTGCTAACAATTATTTTTCTAACTCAGATTTACAAGTACAGATGTACACAGGCGCAGACATGTACATCACATTTGGTTTCGTCCCTTTCATCATTGAATTAGACGAAGAAGCAGGGCTACCGCGTATTCGCGTAGAAAATCCAGTGGGGGCTTACCCAGAATTTGACCGCTACGGACGCTGTATCGCCTTTGCTAAGCGTTATTACTTGAGCATTGGAGAACTTGCTTCAGAGTTCCCTGAGTATGCAAGAGAACTTCTTGGTCCAGAAATGTACAAGGGAGACCTTAACGCTCAACTAGAGATAATCCGTTATTACGATGCAGACCAATCTCTGTTGTTTGTTCCATCAAAAAACAATTTAATCTTATCTAAGGCGGCTAACCCGCTTGGTAAGATGATGGTTGTTGTTGCTAAGCGTCCATCAGTTGATGGTGAGATGCGTGGACAGTTTGATGATGTATTGGGTATTCAGTTGCTTCGTAACAGGTTCGCATTACTTGCGATGGAAGCAGCAGAGAAGTCAGTACAGGCTCCAATTGTTCTACCAACAGATGTAACAGAACTTGAACTGGGTGGCGATGCAATTATTCGCACAGCAAACCCAGCAGGTGTAAGACGCGTAGACCTTAACATTCCACCTGGCGCATTTACTGAGCAGGCTTTGTTGCAGCAGGAACTACGAACAGGAACACGTTACCCAGAGGGACGTACTGGAAACATTGATGCTTCCATTATTACTGGTCAAGGTGTTCAAGCACTTATGGGTGGCTTTGATACGCAGGTTAAATCTGCTCAGGCTATCTTTGCTTCTGCATTACGAGATGTTATCTCTGTATGTTTTGAGGTAGATGAGAAGTTTTTTGATTTTGAAAAGACAATCCGTGGCGTAGATGCAGGTTCTCCTTATAGCCTTACCTACAAGCCAGGCAAAGATATTAAGAGTGACTTTACTGCCGATGTTAGATACGGCATGCTTGCTGGGCTTAACCCAGCACAGGGACTTATCTTTATGTTACAAGCATTAGGTGGTGGATTAATTTCTACAGACCTAGCAATGCGTGAACTACCATTTGGTATTAACGTAACGCAGGAACAAGAAAAGATTGAAATTGAGAATATGCGTAAAGCACTAGTTAGTTCTTTACAAGCATACACACAAGCCATTCCACAAATGGCTGTGCAAGGTGGGGACCCATCAGCCGTGGTAAATAAAATCGCTGGAGTTATTAAGGCTCGTCAACGTGGCGTACCAATAGAGGATGCCGTTGAAGAAGTCTTTGCGCCAGAATTACCTCCTGCTGGTGCACAGGTTGAGCAACCGTCCCCTGTTCCCGCCGCGCCAGCAGGAGGCGCTTCTTTAGAAACACAGCAACCACCACAACTGCAAAGTCTTTTAGCAAGTTTAACATCAGGCGGAGAAGCCTCAGCATCGGCAAGAACAGTAACTAGACGCTAACTAATAAAGGTAGGGGACAATGACAACACTCGCTGCTTATCAGGGAGATGGCTGGTCTGTAATTGGTTGCGACTCTAGAGCATCTGATGAAAGCGGTCGTCCTATGACGATTGCTACTCACAAGATTACCGAAAACAACGGATACTTAATTGCAGGAGCAGGCGCTAGCCGCGGCTCTAACTTATTGCAGTTTGGATGGAAGCCACCTAAGCCAACTAAGTTAGAAGACTTAGATTTGTTTATGACGCAAAAGTTTATACCAGCAATGCGCAAAACATTTATTGACGCAGGTTATGACATGAAAGAAGATGGGGATGCTGCTGCACAAGATTCGAGTTTTATTATTAGCGTTCATGGAATCTTGTATCCTATATTTGAGGATTACTCTTGGGACCGTGATAGTCGTGGCATTTATTTTAATGGTAGCGGTGGCGATGTTGCCCTTGGTGCTATGGCAGCAATGGGTATTAGTAAAACAAAAACTCCAGAACAAGCAGAAGTTATTATCCGCAAAGCAATAGAAATTTCTTGCAACTGGGATATTCACACTAGTGAACCTATTATTACAAAGATTCAGTACGCAAAATGAGCAAAGAGTTTAGAGACAAAATAGAAGAAGCCTTAAAGATTCTTCTCGAAGAAGATACGAAGGGGACTGAGTTCATCTGCACTAACTGGTTAATGATAACCGAGTGGGCAGACTACGAAGGGACCCGATATTTACACACAGAAGTTAGCGAAGCCATGACACCATGGAACGCGTATGGGATGATGAAGATGGCACAAGAATATAACAGTGAAGTACTTGGCACTAAACATGAAACCGTTGAAGAAGAGGAGGATGAAGAATGACAACTGCCCCAGAAAATCGTGGTGGGATGCGTCCAACAGCCCCTCAGAATAATCCAGCAAATGTTTCAGCAACTGGTGGTGCAGGCCAATCGGGCCGTGCCACACAACCTGCTAGATATATTGCTGGCTTGCCATACGGAGAAGGTCAAGCAACTATGGCGCAACAAACAGGTGCGCCTATGCAGGGTAGTTCAATGCCACAGATGCCTCAAATAGAAATGCCAACACCGCTAGGTGCGCCATCTATGCGTCCTGGTGAGCCAATTACATCTGGTATTGACATGGGTGATGGTGCAGGTTCAGAGGCAATGCGTGGTTTACCTAATCAAACACCAACGCTTCTTGACACATTAAAGTATTTAGCACAGTTTGATTCATCAGGAGATGCAGAGTTAATTTACAGAACAATTCTTGATAGAGACTTTTAATGGCCCAGTACATCAAACCGATTGTTGCTGAGGTATCACCTAATATTTACGCTGCTGCAAAAAATGCAAACCTAACTGGCACGGAAAAAAACCAAGTAGAGCAGATGAGTTACACGATTAAGAAGCATCGTGAACTAGTTAAACTTGGTCCAGAGATGGCTCGTAAAGAATACAACCGATTAGAACCTCAGTTCCAAGACCAATTAAAGTTTATGTTTAAAGATGCTGACTACATGCAAGATGCACCTGATGTATCAGACCGTCTCTTTGGCGTTGCCAAAACTATCGGAACAATAGTTGCATCACCATTGATTGGTTTATTTAAACTAGGTGGACAGTACAATCGCTTGATTAACCAGCCTTACAAGGTAGCACGACAGGTAGCACAGGGCGAAGATTTGTTTTCAATGAAAACATGGACAGATGCATGGGATGGAAAAAATCAGTATGATGACAAGGCTTTGGCGGAAGCGACCAGTTACTTTGGTGAGTTTGATGTTATGGTTGCTAAAGGATTACTTGCGGGTAAAACTCCTGGCGAGATTGTTCAAGACTTTGGTAAAGTAGACGCTAACCTTCTTAACTCAATTAAAAAAGCCTATGATGAACCAGAGGCTTTTAAGGAAGTACTAGATGGCGTAAAGTATGCACAGATTTCTCCAGGACGAGACATTGCTCGTATGCTTGACCGCAAGCCACCATCAAGTGGTGTTAGCGGTACAACAAAAAATGTATCTGGTGTTATAGATTTTGTTTATCAGATTGCTATAGACCCACTTACTTGGATAACAGGTGGACTAAGCAAGGGTGTAACTAAGGGTGAGCGTATTGCTAACTCGCTTACTGAAGCAATTAACAATGGTGTTTCAGTAGAAAAGGCTGTTGGAGATACATTTAAGAATCCGTTAGTTTATTCATTCTGGCAAGACGGACTAGGTCCTGCGCTTAAAAAGGTAAAAGACTCAAGCGGAACTCCAGGTGCAAAGTCAATTGCACTTGATGATATTGCAAAAAACTTTCCTGGTTATAATGACCAGAATGCAATTAAGGCACTTGTAGATGGAGAAGTATTTGATGCTGCATCAGCACAAGGATACTTTGAAAATGCTGGCAATCTAAATCTATTGCTAGCAGGACGAGTTGATGGTTTAACTTACATGCGCAATGGCGTAGTAGTAGCCCGTCAAAATCGTTTATTCTCAGATGCAATAACACGTTCACTAGACAGAGTCTTTAATAACATGTCTCGTAATGCTGCTGAAAGAGATGCTGCTCTTGAACCAATTAGTGCTGCATTTCTTAATGCAGAAGATTCACTACAGCGTTTAGTTAACCCTCTTTCTGATATGTCTGTAGTATTAAAGGCCAATGAAGAAATTAAAGGTTGGAAAAGAATTGGCCGCTTAGCGGCACGTTCGCCACAAGGATTAGAAGTACGAGTTGGTGTTAACGCTGTTGATACTGCTTTTAACTTTACAGCCCGTGCTCGTCAGATTTTGCCAAAGGATATGGCTCAAGCATTAACTGTTCGCTTTTTGGACTCAACGGCTGATGAGCAAGTAG